CCGAACAGGGCTTCCCTTAAATTTGCTTTTCCTGTGTCTACTTTTGCTTGACAAGTGCAGCCAAAAGTTGCGATTACATGATCAACATTGAGCAAATCCCTGGCGAGCGAGCAGCTTCCGTCCTGATGCAGAAGGACAAATTTTTCTTTCCGAACGAAGCTTATGATCTACCGCTGTATGGAAACCAGTGGATTCCGCTGGGGGTGCAAACCACTATGCATGAAAAAATTCGGCTCAGCGCAATTATGGACGAAGCATGCAGTGGCGGCTCTATCATGCACGTCAACCTCGATGCACCGATTGAGGACTTTGATGCGGCTTGGAACCTGCTAAATTATATTGCTGATTCTTGTGTACAATATTTTGCATTTAATCTGCGCATCAGTGCCTGCAAGCACAACCACGGATTCTATGGAAAAACTTGTCCTATTTGCGGCGAACCAGTCGAGACGACCTATCAGCGCATCGTTGGGTTCCTGGTGCCAACCAAAACCTATTCCAAAGAGCGGAAGGCTGAGTTCTCTATGCGCACATGGTTCGACGTACTGGGAGATGACCTGACATGATGCTGAGTGGCGTCGTCACCGAAGACTTCATCAACTACCGAAAGCCGTCAATGTTTCTGAGCACCGCGCGTTGCGATTTCAAATGCTGTAAGGAGAGCGAGTTTCCGCTCTCCGTTTGTCAAAATCATCAGCTTGATCAGGCGTCGCTGACAGACATAAGCCCGGAGAGCCTGTATAGTCTGTATGCGCGCAACGATATCACCCATGCAGTCGTGTTCGGTGGGCTGGAGCCTATGTTGCAATTCAGCGAAATGGAAGATGTGATCAGATACTTTCGCGAACAGGGTTGCATGGATGATGTAGTGATCTATACGGGCTACACGCCACAGGAAGTGCAGCACGAGATAGATGCGCTGTGCCAGTTCCCGAACATCATTGTTAAGTTCGGGCGATATAAGCCTGACGAAAACCCTCATTACGATGCAGTGCTTGGGGTTACACTTGCGTCTAATAATCAATACGCGGTACGCATATCATAGTTGACATAGAACATAATATACCGCTACAATAGAAGGGAGTGAAAATGTGGAAGAGAGTGTTAGCATGCGGTATTTGCGTCCAGAATTGAAGGAAACGTATACGAGAATGGCGAACCAGGCTCCGGTAGTAATCGGCGTATCGAGTGTTGATATTACTGTCGACGATGTATTGTGTGCATATATTATACTCGCTGACTATTTCACAGACCCTTCGTTGCCAGAAAATGTAGAGCAAATGCTAATCGGGATTAGAGACTATGGCTTATTAGCTTCTGCGGTGAGCAGGCAGATCGTTGCGTTCGGTAAAAAACTCAAATACACTCAACCCCTAGACGTGTGCGCTACATTATTTTATGGGCTTGTTAAGGATCATGCTTTCCTGGACGGGAATAAGCGTGTAGCGCTGCTTATACTGCTGTATCACCTCAGCAAACATGGATATGTCCCATCGGCCAAAATTGGCGATTTCGAAAGCCTTGTTGTTGCGGTAGCAGCAAACACTTTGCCGAGGCAGTACGGCAGATTATGGGACAAAACGTCGAAGGACATGCCAGAATCAGATCGATGTGTGCAGACGATTTCATCTGTATTGAAGGCAAAAACAAAGAAGAAGGACAATTCATTCCATGTAGATATTACGGGTAGGGAGCTGCGCAGTATTTTAGCACAATACGGAGTTACCAGCGAGGTCAACGACGGAAGGGTGAAATTTGAACGCAGGATCGTGACCGGCCGATGGCTAAAACGCAGCGATACTCTCGTGGTGTCTATTCCGTATCGAGGAGAGACTCGCACTATTGGGGCGAAAGGGGTGCGATATGTGCTTAGCAAACTAAATCTGCACGACCAGTTTCCTAGATACGCAGACATCATCAGAGGGTCCGACCCAAGATACATGCTTATTGAGCGGTTTGAGGGACCATTGCGACGTTTGAAAGACAAATAGGGAATATGCGCCTCAAAAATGGGGCGCTATATTTTTAGGAGGATTAAGATGCCAACAATCAAAGTTCGCTATACTCGTGACGTAAATCCCATCGATCGTACTCCAGGCGGTGATTGGGTAGACCTGCGGGCAGCAGAGTCGATTGACCTCAAGGCAGGGGGGTACACAATCATTCCGTTGGGGGTTGCGATGCAGCTTCCACTGGGTTACGAAGCTCATGTAGCGCCCCGCAGTTCTACCTTCAAAAACTGGGGAGTCATCCAGACTAATGGCGTAGGCGTGATTGACTATGCGTATCGCGGGGATGACGATGAGTGGGGTATGCCCGTATACGCTACGCGCGACACGCACATCGATAAAAATGACCGGGTATGTCAGTTCCGAATCGTGGCCCAGCAACCCAAGCTTTCTTTCAGTACCTATGAAAGTTTTGGAGCAAAGAATCGTGGAGGGTTCGGCAGTACCGGCAAAAAGTTACTTAATATTAGGCGCGGAAATCCGCGCCTTTTTTTTACGATTTCGGAGGAGCATATAGCATGTTAAAATATTCTGTTGAGGTGGAGTTTGGAGACGACGTGGTAGATCTGCAACAGATAATCGATATCGCGTGTGCAAACTATGTGTACCGAGCACTTGTCAATGGGGCGCCATCCATGTTACCATATAGGCAGGAAGGGTCTGCCGGAAAGGAGGCTGTATGATTACAAACCCGGCAGATTATAAAGTTGGCCTATACATCAGATTGTCGGACGAGGACGACGGCATCGAGACACAGTCGGAAAGCGTGGTGAACCAGCAAAAGATCCTCAACGAGTTTGCGCGCAGGGAGCGCCTAAGGGTGGTAGATACATACATCGACGACGGATGGACAGGTACGAATTTCGACCGGCCAAGTTTCCAGAGGCTGGTTCGCGACATTGAGGCTGGACGGATTAATATGGTCGTTACCAAGGACTTATCTCGCCTTGGCCGTGACTATATTACCACTGGACATTACCTTGAGCGCTACTTCCCAGAGCATCGTGTGCGCTATATAGCGATCGACAACGGGATTGATACTGGCGACACATCGGCTGCAAACGATATGATCCCCTTCCTGTCGGTCATGAATGATATGTACGCCAAGGACATTTCGCGCAAGGTGCGCAGCGTTCTGGCAATCAAGCGGCGCAATGGAGAATACGTAGGGAGCACTCCGCCATATGGGTATAAACGCGACCCGCAAGACCGTGGACACCTCGTCATCGATGAGGAGGCCGCGCAAACGGTGCGGTACATCTTTGACATGGCCGTGGCAGGGTATGGATTGACGCGTATTACACGCGACCTCAACACACGTGGTATCCCCTCGCCGGCTGTGCATGTCCACAAAAAGGACTCAGGTTTATGGGATCGCACCTCTGTGAGGCGGTTGCTGAAAAATGTCGTGTATACAGGCGTATTGGCGCAGGGGCGTACAACCAAAGTGAACTATAAGTCAAAGATGAGCGTGAATGTGCCGCCGGAGAAATGGACGGTGACCGCAAACGCGCACCAGCCCATAGTGTCGCAGGAAACCTTCGATGCCGTAAAACGGAGCCTGGAAAGCAGGGCCCAAACGCGTGACAGAACGTATGATTACTTACTAAAAGGCATGTTGTTTTGCCACGAATGCGGTCATAAAATCAGCGTCGAGAGACGAGATCGTAAGTTCCGCACAACATGTAGCTATTATCGGTACGCTGCGCCTCCGCTTAGATACAAAATATGTTCGAGACATAACATGGTGCTCGACGATGTAACGGAAACGGTGATAGAAATGGTGCGAAAAATTTGTGAAAAATACCTCGATCCAACGCACCTGGAGGAAATCGCGAGAAGAGCGATTGAGGACGGCGGCGAGCGTTCTGCTTTGGCAGAGAACATCTCCAGTCTCAAGACAAAACTGGACGCCACGACGAAGCGCATCGACAAAATCTATGCCGACCGGCTGGATGGACTCCTGGCAGAAGATGACTTCGATCGTCTGTATAAAAAGCTGTGCGATGAGCGTCAGCGTCTTCGGGACCAGCTACGGGAGACGCAGTCCAGATCAGAACATGTGGATCAGGACACTGCTATGGCTCGTGAGTTGGCGCAAAGGTTTATAGACGAGGCACCCAGCAGAGAGATGCTGTTGGCTCTGATCGATCGGGTCGAGCTGACAGCCGACAAACACATCATTATCAAATTCAGGTTCGCCGGCATGCAAAACCAAGAGGTGTGATAACGGGCGCGAGGCCCCCTCGCGCTCCCCCCGGGAGCGCCCGGCCGCTCCGGCGGCGAGGCAGGGGAGAGGCGCGTTCTTCCCTGAAACGCGGGGCAAAACGCGGGATGGAAAAAACTCCAAAGAATCTGCAAAAAAGGTGTTGACAAACGCGCGCCGGTGTAGTATTATATACAACGTCGTCGGGAACGACCGGCGGCGGTGAAAGCAACCGGGGTGTAGCGCAGCTTGGTAGCGTACGTGCTTTGGGAGCATGGGGCCGGGGGTTCGAATCCCTTCACCCCGACCAATCCAAATATGGCTCCGTGGTCAAGCGGTCAAGACACCACCCTTTCACGGTGGTAACAGGGGTTCGATTCCCCTCGGAGTCACCACATTCTTTCTTTTGAGCCTTTACACTTGGGCCTTTAGCTCAGTTGGTCAGAGCAGTCGGCTCATAACCGATCGGTCCGGGGTTCAAGTCCCTGAAGGCCCACCATCACATGGGTTATGGCGCGGTAGTTCAGTTGGTTAGAATGCCAGCCTGTCACGCTGGAGGTCGAGGGTTCGAGCCCCTTCCGCGTCGCCATTTTCTTCCTTATGGATGGGGTAGGATCGATTCGGGACGGCCAGCGCGAGACGCTTTGACGATGCTGGTGTAGCTCAATTGGCAGAGCATCTGATTTGTAATCAGAAGGTTGCGGGTTCAAGTCCCATCGCCAGCTCCAATTTCTTGGGAAGAAAGAAGAACAACCAAATATCTATGGAAGGGTTCCCGAGTGGCCAAAGGGAGCAGACTGTAAATCTGCCGTCGCAGACTTCGGTGGTTCGAATCCACCCCCTTCCACCAGCGAGAATGGCGGAATTGGCAGACGCGCTAGTTTCAGGTACTAGTGAAGGTTCCTTCATGCAGGTTCAAGTCCTGTTTCTCGCACCAAGGTGAGGCGATGCAATGCATCGCCTCATTCTTTTTTTCGATTTTGATGGAAAAACCCCTTGCAGTTTTGCGCGCGATCGTGTATACTCTATGTGTATTCGTTCTGCGAGAATGGCGGAATTGGCAGACGCGCTAGTTTCAGGTACTAGTGAAGATTCCTTCATGCAGGTTCAAGTCCTGTTTCTCGCACCAGATAATGATAATCCGAACCCGGTTCCAATCGGGGACGGCTTCGGATTTTTAGTATATCTTGAGTGCTAAAGCAAAAGCGGCGGTATCGCGAGTGATACCGCCGCTTTTGTCATACGCTCCTTTCCTTTTCTGTTTCCTTTGCCCTCTGCGCTTTCCATTCTTCAAATTCTTTCTGCCCCTCCGGGCTTTCAAAGAATTTTTGGATTTCGGGAAGTAAGCACCGGGCAAGGGCTTCTATTTCATGCTGGGGGATATTTGTATCCGGTTGCTTTTTTGCCATATATCGCCTTTCTCTGTATTCAGTTGTCAAGGTACAATACCGCTGTGCGGCGTGAAATGTTTTCTGCCATCAATCACCGTTCCCTTGTGTGCCGCTGTTGGTGTTTCAGTTCTGCCAGTACCTCCGGTGGGATACGGTCAACCAGCCGCTGAATGTCGTGCAGCTCGCTTTCCAGCTTTGCCCGTTCCATCGTATCTTTCATCTTGCCTTTTTCGCTGGCTTTGGCTCTGGCTTCCAACTGTTCATTCTCTGCCAAAAGGTCGTTTATCGTGACCTTGTATTTTTTGAGCTGACCGGAGAAGTTCTCCATCTGCGGAAACCACT